ACCTTGACTCATTGTAACCAATTCAGCCCCAAGAGAATCTTTAGTACCTTGAATTGGAACCCATAATGCAATATCCAGCTCGTTAGCCATAGATTCAAATTTACGCATTGTAATGCCTTCTCTTGACCATTCATTGTCACCTGCTGTTGTTCCTGCTTCAAGTTTGACACATTCAAAATAATCGACAATAACCATATCAGGTTTAAACCCTGAATTTATTAACTTTTTAATAAACTGTCTTATTTGGCTTGCGGTTTTTTCACCACTTTGAAAGCGAATAATTCTGATATTATTTTTAATTAATTCATAATCTTCAAAATTATTAATAGATTTTAAAACTTGTTCTTTAAAGTTCGGTTTTGATAAATCTTTCGCTTCAACATCAGCAATTCTACCAAGATGTTTACGTTGAATTTGCTTCTCTCTATCCTCAAATACAATTTGTAGGACTTTAAAGCCTTTATAATCGTTTTTATCGCACTTATAAGTTGCAGCATGAGAAGCCATTGCAGTTGTTAAAGATGTTTTACCAAATGATGATGGACCTAATACAATACCAAGTTCACCTTTACCTAAACCACCTTCCAAAGTTTCATCAATTTTACCAATACCTGTTGGAATTGGGCATCTATAATCATCTGAAAGAACTAATTCAAGATTGTCAAACACACCAATTCCTAAATCTTCTTCACTTCCAACTTCAAGAGCTTTACGAATTATATCTTCACATTCATAATATCTGTCATATTCGCCATTTTCAATGACTTTACTAATCTTATTGATAGCTTTAGTTAAATTCTGTTGTTTAAAAAACCTATCAGCAATATCTCTTATACTATCAATTCCCTCATTAGGTGTTTGTTTAATCTTTTTTAAAGTATCTACATATGTTTGAATTTCTAAATCATTTTTAGACTTTGAACGAAGTTCAATTTCCATGAGTTGATAAGAAGGTATCATCTCATGTACTTCATAATACTCTTTTAACACTCCAACATAAGTTCTAAGTGCACTTTCTGTAAACATGTTTTGGTCAATAATGTTATTGATGCCTACAAAAAATTTATGGTCATCCATAAATGCCCTTACTAATTTATATTGAAATTCAGGACCGAGATAACCTAAATTATCTCGGCTTTTTGAATTTTCTGCCATATTTTTTTATTATAAACAATTGTTATAGTATTCACATTCTTTTCTCGATGGATAAAGTGAATCCATGTACTGTTTTGTTTTATTGGCGTACAGTTTTTCCAAACTATTAATATAATATTTGTTATTTAAATGGTAAGTTTTTTTGCCATGTTTAGATTTTTGTTTACCATTGCCATAATTCAAAACTTTTGTATAATAATATTGTTTTGTATAAGTTGAACTTAATACATCACAAAACTTTTCAATAATACTATACACTAAGTCAGTCTTGTCAATAGTCATGTGCCTGATAAGGTTCGCAGAAAAAGATAATCTATTTACATCTTCATTTTCATATGAACTTTTCTTGTTAGTAATATCTACACTATCCCTAACATATTTAGGGTATGCACTGCCATCCCAAATTCTTGTACAAACTTCCCTTTCATCCACCAAGAAAGAAAATTTGAATGTTATTTCCCACGGGTTTTGCATTTTACCAACCCATTCTTCCATATCAGCTTCAGCATTTTCATATTCAATATATGTAGCTTCAGCTGGATTTTCGAAACCAGTAAGTTTCATTGGCATTTTGTTATTTGTGTACCACAAATAAACACGACTTTTTGATACAAGGTCAGAGTTTATCAAACCTTTGTCCATCCCTGTTAAACATTTATCCATTCCCTGAAGAGGAATTGATGAAATGATACCAGTTGTAATTTCATCAACTGTTTCTTTCAGCTCCAAAGAATTTAAAGAATCTTCATTGAAACCGTTTATTCTAAAATAACGTTGACAAATAATATTATCATTCACTGATAACACAAATTGAAAACGTTCTTGACGATATTCTCTTTTTTGTTCCATTTTAATTTTTGTAAACAAAATTTGACATACATATTTTTGATAAAATTTCTTTTAAAACGCCATTATCATTTCCGTTTCGTAGTGCAAATATACAACTTATTTTTGTTATTTGCCAATAAAATATCATTTGTTTTTAGAGTTTTCTCTCTTAAAAAACTTTTCTTCCTTATCAATCAAGTACTTAAACTCAATAAAAAAATTCCCAAATTTATTACTATCCTTCAATTCATCAATTCCATAAGACAAAATGATATTGTATAAATTTTGTAAACTTCTTCCATCTGGGTCTAATGGAGCATACATCATTGAATCTATTTGCTCAACTGCTTCAGGTGTTAGTAAAGGTTTTCTTAAATTAATTATTTTTTCATTAATTTCAAAAATATCTTCGCCTTGTATTCCATCAGTAACTCTATTAATGATGTTTTCCGTCCATTTT